ATCACGGCGCGTCACGCGCTCAAGGTGACCGGGCAGTCGGGTGGCGTCCTGACGGTCGCGCAGGCGACCGCGGCCACGGACCTCTTCTTCGGGTTCGCCCGCGAGACGGTCGCGACCGGCAAGACGCTGCGCGTGGCCATCTCCGGAGTCTGCGAGGCCGTCGCCAACGGCGCCATCACGGCGGGCACGCACAACCTGCTCTCCGTGACGTCGGACGGCGAGGTCGAGCCCTACGCGGTCGGCGACTACCCCTGCGCCAAGTTCCTCGGCTCCAAGAAGTCGAGCGCGACCGCCGCTGCCAACGACGTGATCGATGTGCTCATCGTTCACGGCTTCATCGACACCATCGTGTAAGGGAGGCTGACCAATGCCCGTTTCCTACTCCAGTTACCGGCCGGTCGACCCCGTTTACACGGGGTTCCTGGCCACCACGGCGCCGGTGCAGTCCTTCGTGGGCCGCCTCGCCACGCCCCGAATCAGCGTCGACAACCCGGCCTTCATCGGCAAGGTCTTCGTCGACACGCACACCACGGGCATGGGCACGCCGCAGTCCCTCGTGGCGACGCCCGGCGCCCCGCTGCCGACCATCACGACCGCGGACCCCGCGACCGTGACCTACACCTGCGTGCCCTACGGCCTCAAGAGCAACGGCATCCCGAAGCTCAGCGCGGCCCGGTCGCAGCTTCCGGTCGACCTCGTGCAGCGCGAGCTCCGCATCCTGCGTGACTCGCTCGCCGCCGCCGAAGAGATTCGGTACGCGACTCTCTACCAGACCACGGGCAACTTCACGACCACGGCTGCGTGCTCGGCCCTCGCGACCGGCATCAAGTGGAACGCGGCCGGCGCGCAGCCGCTCGCCGACCTCCGCGGGTACCTGGACACCGTGCGGCAGGCCGCGCACGGGAACGACGTCAACGCCATCATCCTGCCGCACAGCGTGGCGGTGGCGATGGGCAGCAGTGCCGAGATGCGCGGGGTGTACTACGGCACGGCGGCCGGGCTCGCGTCCGCGTCGCTGTCGATGGGCGTCGCCGACGTCGTGGCCGCGCTGCAGAATGCCCTCGGCGTCAAGGTCTACATCGGCAAGGGCCGGAAGAACACCGCCAACTTCGGCCAGAGCCACACCGAGGCGGAAATCTGGACGGATACCGTCTGGGTTGGCTGCCTCGCCGCCGACGCCGTGGCCGATGGCGCCAGCGTCCGCACCCTCGCGACCGCGACGCTCGCCGTCGACGAGATGTCCATCATGGGCGGCCTCGGCGACCTCGGTTACCTCTCGGCCGGCGTGGACGAGATTTCGCCGAGCATGGGCAACGTTTGGGTTCCCTACGTGCAGCACTCCTGCGCGGAGCTCGTGGTCAGCGCCGACCTCGGCGCCACCATCACGGACTGCCTCTAAGATGCGCGCCCGCTTCCTCCCCGAGCACCCCGGCGCGGTCTGCTACGTCGGACGGGTTCCCGTCCGCGCAGGCGAGACATGCGACGCGACCGCGGAGGAAGTGGCACGCATCGCCGGCCTCATCCCTTGCGACGAAGCCGCGGCAGCCGCTGCGGACTTCATCGCCGCCATCAGTGTGGCGACCCCGCACAACCCCGAAACCCCCGACGCTCCGGCCCCCGCGCCGGTCAAGCGTGGCCGCAAGGCCAAGGGCGAGGGCTGAAATGACGGCAGACCTCCACGCTTGTGCGTCGGGGCCTGTCGTCCCGTTTCTTGACGCTCTGACCCTGGAGCAGCCCGGCCCCGGCGCACCCCGCGTGCCCGAGGCCGTGCGCCGATGGATGGCAGAGCGCGACGCGATTGCACAGGATGCAGGCGCGGGCGTCGAAAACGCGCTCCAGCGACTCGCAGACGGCCTCGGCAGTGCTCTCCTTGATTGGATCGAGCGCGGCGAGGGCGGCGACGTTCGCGGGCGTGTCCTGGCCATGAGCCTCGACGACGCGTTGACCATCATCGACGACGTGAACGACGGCGAACTGCCCATCTTGGCCGAAGCCCGCGAACAGTGGGCGGGCGAGTTGCGCAAGCTCGCGGACATGGCGCTGACCAACACGGCCGAAGCCGCGGGCCTGCCTCTCGCCGGCCTCGACGTCGAAGGGTGGACGGCCGTTCAGCGCGGCGCCCTCGAAAACGCTGCGTCGGCGTGGGACACGAACATCCGGCGCATCCTCGGCGATGCCCTGTTGCGCTCGTCGTCCGAGGCCATCTACGCGACGCCCGACGCCGTGCGTCAGCGCATCGTCGACATGGTGACCGACCTCACGCCGCAGATGGTGACCGAGGCGCGCACGGCAACCGCGGCCTACGACCGCATCATCAGCAACACCATTGCCGACGAGGTCGACCCCGAAGGTGATGTGTTCCTGTGGGTCTACTCTGGTCCGGTCGACGGCTTGCAGCGCCCGTTCTGCGTCGGCGCGACCGGCCTTGCGTTCACGCGCGACCAGGTGGCGCAACTCCGAAACAAGACCCCAGGGATGCCCGTCGCGGACTTCTGCGGCGGGTACAACTGCCGGCACCAGTGGCTTCACATGCTGCCGGGGCAGGCCGACCGCGCCGGATTCAAGCGCGCGACCGCCGTTGACATCGCGCTCATCAACGCGCCGTCGCTGAAGAGGGGGCGCAAGTGACCGCTCGCCGATACGCCGCAAGCAACGACTTCAGCTTCATCTGGACGCCGCCGCACCCCAACGCGCGTGCGACCTCGGCGTCGCTGTCCATCTACTACGCGGCGGCGACGCAGACGGTCGCGCTCACGCAGCGGGCAATGGACGAAATCGTCTCCATCAGCAGCGACCGCAAGTCCATCACGCTCGCGGACACGGCGACCGATTTCGCGCTCCCCGGCATCCTCCCGGTCCCTGCGCTCATCAGCTACGGCCCGTCCTCGCAGGTCCCCGTGCGCGTTCTGCGCATGGTGTCGCAGACCGAAGCAGCGTTCGTGGTCGAGTTGTCGGAGCCTTTGCCCCACACCATCGCATCGGGCGGCGTCGTGGCGTGGCAGGTCTGGTCGGTCACGCGCACGGCTCCGGCGACCATCCAAGGCCCGGTGCGGTACGCGGTCTCGTGGGAAGGCGTGGTCGACGGCCTCACCGCGCCGGACCCCATCGTCGACGAGGGCCTGCTCTACATCGTCCGCGCCCCGTTCTCGACCGGGCTCACGTCCGCGCGCCTCGTCGCGTCGTCGCCGTGGCTCGCGCAGCACATCCCGCCCGGCCAATCCTCGTGGGCGCCGCAGATTGAGATTGCGCAGGACACGCTGATTCAGCGCGTGGTGGCCATCTTGCCCGAGGGCCGCACGATTCAGGACGTGACCGGGCAGCAGTTCCGCAACGCGCACGCCATGGAGACGCGGCTGCTCGTGATGCGCGGGCTTCAAGAGGCCGGCGCCAATCGCCGCGACCAAATCGAGCAGCTTGAGCGCGACATCACGGCCGAGTTCGACCGCATTTCCAAAGCAGGCGTCGAGTGGGTCGATACGGACGGTGACGGCGTGGTCGACGCGGGCGAATCGAACGTCACGCCGGGCCGCGTGTCGCTGCGGGCGTTCACCACGCGGTCGAGCATCATCGACGCATCGGACTCGGACGCGGTGACGCGCACGCCGTTCACGCGGTTCCGCTCTGACGAATGGCGTGAACGATGAGCCTCCGCGTCATCCACACTGGCGAGCGCACGCCCGAATTCGTCTGGACGTCGGAACACATGCGCCGCTTCGCCGTGCTCATGCGCGACCATCTCGTCCGGCGCACCTTCGACCGCGGTGTCGGCGTGGACGGGCAGCCGTTCGCCAAGTACAGCACGCGGCCGCTCAAGGTCTACAGCCGCTCGCAGGCGTCGCGCGCCCTCGGCGGCGTCTCGACCCCCGGCCCGGGCGCAGGCCTGCGCGGTGGCATCGAATTCGAGTGGGTCAAAGGGCCGAAGAAGCCGGGTGGCGGATACGACTCGTCGCGCATTGGCGACGTGGCCGGCAAGTTCTACGTCGGCGGGTACGCCGAATACAAAGACGCCAACCGCAAGGGCCTGACCAACTCGGCGGGCCGCGTCGGCACGGGCGTTGACCTCACTCTCTCAGGCCGTCTCTCGCGTTCTGTCCGCGTCATCTCGTCGACCCGCACGCAGGCCACCATCGGCATCACGGGCGAGGCTCAGGTCTACGGCGCGCGGGTCGATGGTGACCGGCAGTTCATGGGCTTCAGCGATGCAGACCACGCCGAGGGGCAGCTCATCCTCGCCGAGATGATGACCATGGCACAGCGCAAGGCCGCAGGGGGTTCCCGTGGCTCTCTCTGACGTCCTGAACGGCGTCGCCGCCGTCATCGCAGCGCTGACCCCGACCGTACAGGCCGGCGTCCCGTTCACCCGGCGCGCGGTCGAGACGCCCGTGGGCATCGACGAAATCGCGTTCATGGTGGCCCGCGCCTTCGAGGTCATCCCCCTCGGCGCGGTCTACGAGGGGCCGATGATTCGCCTCCCGTCCGCCGCCTACGTGCGCCACGGGTGCGCCGTCCGCGTCTGCTACGCCCGTGCCGCATTCCGCAGCGAGACAGAGCGCGCTGACGCCATGGCCCGTGACGGAGCGGCCATCATCGGCGCCCTGCGGACGGCGACCAACTGGTCAACGTTCGCGCACTACATCACGCCCGAACAGCCGGAGCGCGCCGAAGCCATCGGCAACAGCGGCGAGTCCATCGGGTCGATTCTCCAAATCCAGTTCCTCGCAGAGTGGGAGGTCTAAATGCCCGGCATCAACGACGGCGCAACGTGCATGATTGCGGCGGAATCCGCCTTCGGCTCCATCGACGCGACCGACGCGCGGGCGCTGGACGACACGACGATTGCGGGCCTTACCGCCCGTTCGGTGAAAATCACCATCGACTCGTTCGCCAACGCCGCGGGTGCGCTGCGACAGGTGGCCTACGACCGCTCTGACGTGACGCTCTCGGGCGGCATGTCGCAGGCCCGGGTCGAAGCCGCGGTGAACGCTTCGGGGCCGGTCAAGCGCCTCGTGGGCACCGTGAGCATGGAAGGCGAGTTGCGCGGCTTCGGCGCCCTGTCGCCGAGCAATACCGCCTTTGGCTTGCTGATGGCCTCCGGGTGCGCGGCGACCATTCGCACGCCGGGGACGAGCGCGACCGGGACTTACATCTCGGCCAACACGTTCTCCACGCCGAGCCCGGGCAACGACGCGACCATCGCGGTCGGCGACATCATCGCGGTCACGCAGGCGGACGGGACCTATCGCTTCGTCAAGGTGACGAGCAAGGTCGACGCGGGCGCCACCAACACCATCACGACCCTGGAGCCCCACGGCATCGCGGCGGCCGGCACCGCGACCGTCCGTCAGTGTCACATGTGGTACCCGGCGCGCGGTGGGTCGGTGGGCTCGTCGGTGGTCGCTCAGTTCGCGCTCGCCGATGCCGCTCAGACGCTCATCGGCGTCGGCGGCCGGATGAAGAGCATGGAAGTCATGCGCACCGGCGCGAGCTCGCTCGCATGGCGCGCAGAGGTCGAGTTTCCCGACGGCGAGTATCGGGCGGCAGCGGTCATCACGGCCGCCGAACCGTTCCCCATGGGCGCGGCGTCCGGCGCGACGACCCCGCTCGTGACCCTCGTCGCGCCCATGCTCGTGACCGAGGACCATGCCGGCGACGCGGCCCCGTGGTCGGGCACCGCAGCGGCGCTCCCGGCGCGCACGTGGTCGGCGAAAATCGTCAACGACCTGCAGCCGGTGGCGGACCAGGCCACGCGCAGCGGTCGCAGCGAGACGGCAGTGACCGCGACGAACCTTGAGGGGTCGTTCACGCAGACGGCCCCGACGAGCGGCGCGGACTGGCGCGAAGTCCTGCGCCTCGGCGAGAAGCGTTCGGTCGGCTTCACGGCGGCCGGAGCCAACGCGGCCGGGAACGGGTGTTGCGTGTGGGTGGGCGCGGCGGAGGTCGCCGCGGATCCCGGCGTGACGTTCGCGCCGACCGACAAGACGCAGGAGGTCAGCTTTCGGGCCGGTGACTACACCGGCGACAACGGGTCGAGCGGCGCCTGCAACCTGGAATTCGTCCTCGCGTTCACGGCCTGACGGGAGTTCCCATGGCATTCAAGCGCGCACACAGGACCGGGCAAATCACGGTCCTGCCCCTGCTCTCCGACCCCGAGTATCGCGAGCGTCGGCTCGCTCGCATTCTCGCCGGCACCCCGGCCGAGGAAATCGAGGCCGAGGAGGACCGATTCCGGTCTACGCTTGACCCCAC